CGCTGGAGCTGCTGGCGGGGTAGTAGTTGGTGGTGGTATGGCTCTGTGGGATATGGCCCAAGCAATCATGAGTGGTGATGCAAAAGGTTTTGTTGGAAACTTTATTGTAAGAGGTCTTGCAGGTTTTATTGGCGGAACAGATACCGGTGCTAAAGGAGCAATGTCTGGAGCAATGAAAGGTAGTGCACTTGGAGCAGCAATAGGGTCGATTGTTCCTGGTTTCGGAACTTTAATTGGTGGTGCTATCGGTGGTGCAGCTGGAATGATTCTTGGATTCGTTGGTGGACCAAAACTATCAGAAGGTATCTCAAAGTCAATGTCTGGTATTGCTGATATTGCTAAAGCAATTTGGAAAATCGCAATATTTCCATTTCAATTAGTCAGTCAGGTAATCAAAAGTATTAATGTTGTGTTAAAATTCGCAGCAAAGAAAGTATGGAATTGGATTGATGAAAAATTAAGTGGACCAGGGTGGATTGGAGCAATATGGGAAAAATTTAAAAATTTCATGGGAATGATTGGAGGATTTATTTCAGGAATATTTAAAAATCTTGTAGGTATGTTCTCTGGTGATAAACTTAAACAAATGCTCTATGATTTTTTCTTTCCAATTCCACGATTGGTAGCTGCATTAAAAAATATAGGGAACGTAGTGGATGGATGGTTATCAGGTCTTCCTATTATTGGTAAAGCATATAAGTGGGCAAAACGAAGCGTAAAATCTATACAGAGTGGAGATATGTCAAAAAGTCTTGAACGTGCATTAGAAGGAAAACCTGCACTTGTTACAGATGCACAACGAGATAAATTATCTTCAGCAGAAATTGCTAAAATATATGCAGATGAGGAAGCTGCAAAACAAAAAGCAGAAGAAGATAGAATGAATAGACAAACAAATAAACTTAATGACAATAGTGATAAAAATACTGAGTCAAGAAATAAAACTACTGTTGTTACAACAAACAATGTTGTCACAAGTAATACATCCACAAATGTTGGTGGTGGTATGAGCCCATTTCCATCAGGACCACCATCATACTCAACAGGAAGCGAAGCACTTGCAGCTTCACTTGCAGCAGGTAATACATAAGGAGATAAATAATGGCTGATAACTCAAACGTAATGAAATTAACAGGATTCAATGGTATATTTGGATTGCCACCAAGATCACATGTAAGCGATACTGCAATTCTGAATAGTATGCCAGTTGTAGAAATTATACCTGGTCTTGCTAATTTTGAATCTGGGTTAACATTATTTAGAGTAGACACCGGACCAGGAATAGAGAGATATGCATCAATATTAAAAAGGCATGGGTTTCGGCTGCCTACAAAAGGACTCAAATTAGCATTTATTGCTGACAACTTTCCAACAGATTCATTTACAAATGAATACGGAGAAACTTTCCTTCAAAAATTTACAGATGTTGCCTCACAAGGGATGCAACAATTAGCTCAAATTACTAACTCGGAAACAGGTACTGAAGGTGCAAAAAAGTTGGCTGCCGGAACGGCGGCGGCGTTTGAAGACGTTGAAGGTGGTGCTGCAGGTATGGTTAAAAGTGGGGCAGAGGGGTTAATAAGCGGTGTACAGGGGTTAGAAAGAATGATGCAAAATGTTGGGCAACAAAGTCGGTTTTTAGGAGGGGCATTAAATACAATTAATAAAATGTTAGGTGGTAATAGAGTAGACTTTCCGATGATTTGGAGAAACAGTGGATTCACTCCATCATATACAGCAACTGTTCGATTATATAATCCAAATCCAGGAAATAAGTTATCAACAAAAAGACATATTCTAGGTCCAATTGCAGCAATATTATCTTTGACGTTACCACAATCTCATGATGGAAAAACATTCAAATGGCCATTTTTCTTACGTGTTAGATCGGCTGGAATTTATAAATTAGATCCTGCTGTTATTACAAATGTCACAATTGTAAAAGGTGGAGATCAACAACAAATATCATTCAACCAACAATTAGCAATGGTTGATGTTAGAATTGATTTTACAAGTTTGTATTCAACAATGGTAGTTGAAACTACGACTAATTTTCAATCTGATAGACCAACATTAAGAAATTATCTTCATGGGATGGAGGATATCGAAGGCGTACAATCATTTACAAGAAATGAAATGAGAAATAGTGCTAAAATATTCGCTGGAGCATCAGATGGGCCAAACATTAAAATTTCGGCGTTATCACCTGTACAAAATCCTGCAGCAAAAAATGCTAGGGATTCGCTTAGTGCAAAAAATGAAGCAGCGAGAAGAAGGCAATCACCTACAGTTTTGGAAAAAGAAGTTGATAGTAGAGTACCTACTGAAGTGGCAAACATTGAAGAGTCATTAACTGAAGAGTCGAATCCGGATTTTATAACTACTACTTAATACAAATACTTTTTCTCATTAACATAGTTAGATAATATGCAAGAAATAAATTAATAAGAAATTGAGTTTGTGGAGTTAGCTTTTCATACTTCTTCATGTACTTGAAATCTTTTAATAATTTAATTAACAGGATGTTAATTTGTTGTTTGAAATAAACTTTTTGGCGTGTTCTTTTCAAAGACATTAACTCTCTAATATATTTTTCATAATCTTTTCCGCATAATTGATTAGTTGTCGTAATGCCCTTAATATAAAGTTTAAAGATCAATCTTATTTGATCAGAATATTTTGTATTATTTAACTTACTTATAATTTGAGTTGCAAGAGAAGAATTAATTTTAGAAATTTTTCTTGCTTCCTCTTGAGACTTTCTATCTGAATAATTATAAATTGTAATCTTTTTAGTAGTATCATCAATAAGTTTTGTTGATTTTGCTCCTGATTGTGCTTGATAACTATTCTCATCATCTTCACCAGTAGCTTCATCTGATTTAATTCCAACACCTTGTTCAGCAATTTTATAATATGTTTGAGCAAAACTCTTTATACTTTGTGAAACACGGTGACGACTTTCCCGCATAAACATTCCAATTGCATCAAGATCATTTGTTTGTAATGCAGATGTCCATCGTTTTATCATTACTTGAGCCATATAATAAATAGCATTTGATATTGTTTTTTCTCTTGCGAATAAATGTGTTTTTGTCAATGTCTCTAATGCATATTTAAATGCATCGGGATTACAAAACTTAAAATGTTTATGCATCAAATTAGCATAATGACGAATATTATACAAAACCATAACATAGTTGTATGTTTGCTTATCTTTTTTCTTTAGATAATATTGCATAAGAAAAATTAAAAAGTTTGCAATCGAATTTGTATTTGTGGAAAACCTTGCTTCCTTTTTTCCTACCCACCTACGCTTTACAAATTCTTTAACATCTTTTTCTGTTAATCCACATAACTTAAGAAATTCATAATAATGTTTTTTCAACTCTGGATAAAAACACGGTTCAGCTAATGAGCTAAGATTCTTAGCAACGATCCGTGAAATTAAACTTTTTAATTGTGAATCTTTTATTTTTGCTTTTGCTAATAATTCTTCCATATATATTATATCACCCTAACTGTTATAGAATCTTCTGTAAAGAAAACATATTCTGGACCATACCTTAATAATTGAGCTTGAGTCAAATTCTTCAACTCAAAATTGAAAAAAATACTTGTTTCTGGTTTTCTAAGACGACAATGACTAACACCATCAATGTTATGTATAATATCAATTATCTCCGATCTATAAATTGTTGCATTTGTACCGAACCGATCTTCAAATGCTTCATAAAGAGTTTCACGTACAGTATTTGTTAATGCTGTAATAGTCCCACTAAATGAAGTTGATCTGAAAACTTCAATTTCAATTTCTAATGGTATTGTATATTCAGGTAATGGAATCCACCCACGTTCTGAGAAAATATAATTTTCCCCTTGACTTGTAACATAAGTAATTGCATCAGCAACAGTTTCTTCATATATAAATGTTCCAGCTGTTGAATCTGTACATTTTATTATATTATCTTGATGTGTATCATCGCCCGATGTGGGTGCAAAAATATATCTACTATCTACAGCACATCCTATTGGCAACGCCGTAACAATGTCAAGAACAGCAGAAATCGTTGCTTCATTCAATGCCATATTTTGAAGAAGTCCATAAGTATTTGTAAATTTTATATTTGTAAAATCAGTTAACATTTTAACATCTTCTAAATCGAGAGATGAAATTAATGTTTGCATTACTTGTAACTCAAAATCTAGTTTGCTTATTCCATCATAATATGTTTTTTCAATTACAGGAACATCATAAACAATTATTGAGGTACTATCAATTTCAACATTTGATCTCATAAATGTACTTAGGTCACCCCTAAAAGTTAGTTTGTTTGAATATTGAGCAATGTCAGTTGAACTTGGATCCTCAATATTGAACTCATATGTTTGTTCACCAAGAGGAATATCAGTATAAGGATCAAATGTATATATAAAATACCCAGCAGTTGCATCATTAGTCATTGGTCTTACAGAACCACTAGATTGAATGACCATCTCACATGTAGCTTGATCAGCATCTGTTTCTTCCGATTTATAATATAATTTATATATACCTTGTGTACCACTACGAGAAACTTCTAATTTATCACAATAAAGATCATATGTTTCGCCATAACTTGTTTGAAGAGCTGGCAATAACTCAAGAGCATAAATTAAATATTCATACTGTCCAACAGTATTAAGAGTATCAATTGAAATTTCAAACATTGAATAATAGGTATCATCCCCTATTGTAATTTCAGCATCTCTTGCTATTGTTGATTGGGTATCAGGAACTGTCCATACAGCGTTTCGAGTAGGAACCAGATTATCAATCTCAGTAGTACCTGTCCCAAATAAAATACCACTGAACAATTCAATCTCATTTACCTGAAGATCAGATCGTTTCAATACAGGTAACGAGTTCTGAGCAATCGGTGAATCAGGCACAACAACATTAATATTTTTATAATCATTTTCTGTCACCAATCTATTTAGTGTTGAAATGGAAGCAATTGAATTGCTCCTTACTTCTTCAAGAGATTCTTCATCAACACCACCAAATGCAGGAGATGAATTAATTACTTCATAAGAAACAACTTCATTTATTCCTGATACAGTTGTAACATAAATTCTTTCACCATCACGAATTGAACCAGCAATAACATTTCCGTCTGCCCCTGCAGTTGTTGTTACTGTCACTAAAACACTTGATCCGGCTGTTGGTTGAACTCCAATTAAATTATTGCCAAATGTTAACCGCCTTCCAGAGTCTGTTCTTCGTGATACATAACCTTTATCAGTTGCAGACATTAAAAATAAACTGTTAAACTCAGTCCATTGAGTATATGCAGAACTTCCAGGTTCCTGTATTTTAACATCTAGAGAAGCTACTTCTCCAGTTATCGGAACATCTAATGTAACAAATTGAAATTCCTGTGTGTCGCTATCAATTTGAAATTCTTGAATTGTTTCTTTAATTTGTCTTAAAGGAAGAACAAAACTTAAAACACCACTATTAATATCATAAGGTAATGTAAATCGTTTGTTATCTTCTGCTACTTGAATTGTAACAGTTGTGTTGCTTTCAATTGTTAAAGTTGTTGTATAATACGTTCTAAACTCAACATCCCCATCAGCAGAAAAAACAAAACCATCAGGAATTGAAAATTGAACTAAAGGGTCATCAAATGTTAAAGGTATGTTCATAAGAACATTCACTGTTGCAGGAGTTGCTTCTGTTGTATTATACCCGAGAAATGAAGACAAATTTAATATTGATTCTGGAAGTTGTGCTTTAGTTAAGAAAAATTCTCTATATGTTGATAACTGATAAAATAATAAGTTTCCTGTAAGGGTTGATGTTATATCTATTATAAAACTAAGGAATGATGATTTCGTAAGATCTACATTATTAAGTTCCATGTAATTCTTAACTTCGGCAGTTATCTGTTCTCTAATACTATCTCTTGATAGATATACTTGTTCTGATAATAGGTCAGTCATTATTTATCTCCTAACACGTTACAGGTTCTCTCGATTCATAATAAAATCCAGATCTAGAATCATATAAATTTTTTAATTTTGGTTTTAATAATGAATGTTTATATAATAATCTTGCTATAAATTGAGAGTTTGATAATGTATGAATTTTCTTGTCATAATCCACAAACGAATATGTGTTCATAACCTGTGATTCAACTGAAGCTAATCCTTCGCTTTGAAATGTTTTACATCTAATTTTCCAAAATCGTTTTTCTGTATTTGGATGAATTTCTACTCCAGTCACAGTAAATAGTGGAAACGTATCATTCGTTGGGCTTAAGAAACCTTGCTCTAATTTAATAATATCATTTGGATAGGGTTTGAATTTATAAGTACTTGGCATGACAAATGAAGTTTCATTTTCTTTTACATATCCAATCTCTTGACCATCAAATGATGTTGTAACATCTTCTGCATAGAATAATGGAAGGACTAAAAATTTATTTCTTTTTATACCGGACAGATCACCGACCTGTTCGTATGCTCCACCCATGAGATCTTCATCTTCCCAAATTGTTTCATCTACATTGAGATTATAATATGTAACTAAAAAAGAAAGTATATGCTTACTGTAATAATCATAAACAAGGTTTTGATATTCATGAATATAACTATAAATACGTTGATAGTTTTGAATAGCCATTAGTAGTGTGCCCTATTTGCCTTATCTTGTTTGGATTGCATCTTTTCTGCTTTTTTCATCTGTTTATCTCTTATCTTTTGATTCCTTACTTTAGCATTTTGTATCTGTTTCTTTATAGCATGCTCAAATTTAATTTTACGTTCAACTTCACGAACTTTCCAATCTGCTCTTAATTTCATTACAGTTTTTTTACATTTAAATGCCTTTTCAGGAGTTTTTGCTTGTTTGCATTTTCCCATTTGCCTTGTCAATTCAGCTACAGCATATTTTGCTCCTAGATATGCACATTGACTATAACAAAGATCTTGTGGCATATTAGCTTTAGCTGTACATTTAGTAGCACACCCAACACTATATTTTTTAATCATATAATTTACTACATCATTAAAAAATGGAATAGGAACAATCCATAAACCTAAATACATAGCCTGCCTTATTTGTTTTTCTTTTTTTGGATCTAATTTAACTGCAGCCATTTCATCTTCTTCATTCATAACAACAGAATTATAAAGATCCAGATGTTTTTCAAATGATAAGTCAGTTCTTAACTTTTTATTTTCTGCTATAAAATCAGATAATTTATTACCTGATAAATCAAGACCAGCAGTAATAGCTTTAGCTTTTTGTGCGGTTTCCTTTGCTTTAGCTTTTCTTTGTTTTTCACCTACATCCATTTTTATTTGATTTACTTTAATTATTAATGTCTGAACTCGCTTTGCCCATTTTATATATTCTTTTTGAAGTTTCTTTTCACATGATGCTGCTTTTGTAAACTGACTGCACTTGGATATTTCACTTCGAATATCATTAGTTATTTTCTTTGCAGCATTTAACTGACATGTATATTTGCAAATTTTTCTTTCTTTTGATAAAGGCATTTTTCGAAAACATGCTCTTACACATGTATCGGTCGCTTTACGATATAAATATAAAACAAACAGAGTAACTGGTAGAGCAGTAATTGATCCTGCTATTTTCATGCCTGCAATTGCAGCCATCCCATATTTTAGAAACTTGCTCCACTTACTTTCAAATGCACGGATATCCTCAGTAACTGTTAGAGATATAACTTCTTCATAAGTTAATGTCTCAATTTGATCACATAGAAGAATCTGCTCTTTAAACGAAAGATTCTCTTGTAAATAAACGCTTTCAAGAACTATATCATAAAGATAGTCCTTTCCAGCTTCCATTAATAATTTTTTATCATTGTCTGTAATCATTTTTATGCTCCTGATGAATCAGATTCAAAAAATTGAAAGTATGAATCCTCATCAACAATAACTTCTATTTGCCCTGTTTCCCCTTCATATTCAACATCAATAGCAACATTGAATCCCTTTTTATTCGCAAGAAATTCAACCTTTACATCATTGATTATTGCTCGATCATCATAGCGTTGCAATACTGTAACACTTTCATCAATGATTGTTTGTTTAGTATCTTTATCTGCAGGTTCAAAGATCATTTTATATAAATCACTTCCGTACTGCGGATCAAACATGTATGTTCTTCTTGGTGTAGTAAGGATATTACTCCATGAATTTAATATAACTTGAATGTTACTTATTCTTCTAAAATCACCAATGCTGGCAATTGTAGATTTATAATCAGCTAGCTTTGATTCAGAACCAGCAACAGCCTTGTTATATCTACTTAAAAGATTTACCATGTTTGTTCATTTCCTCATTAATCTTTTTTTGTTTTTCTTCCTCAAGTTTAACTTTCCAAGTCATATAATCTTGGAATCTTTTAAACGGCATAAGTATGCACTCAGTATATGATTGTTTACTCATCTCCATACAAGCGTATATGGTTTCATTTAAATCATGCTTGTATTCGGAAATCTCATTATGCTGAGTACAATGAACGAAAAAAGCTTTCCACCAAATCTATAGTATGAAGATCTTCATGCCCACAACTATTGCAGTTACTCTTCATTTTTAAATCAACACCATACTGACCAAACTTGTCTGCATAATGTTTAAATATTTCTCTCTTGTCCTTAGCGGGAAGAGTCATATAAGCATCAATAACATCAATTCTATCATCATAAACAATCTTTTCTTTTTTCTCAGTAATGTCTTGCTCAAACTTTTCAATGATTAGAGTTTCTGTTATTAATTCAAGGGTTGCTCCTGGTCTTGAACCAAGAGTTTTAATCCCTGTCATTTCATCAAATAGAGTTGGCTGTATAAGAGTAACAAAAACTCCCTTTGTTACAGGTAACTCAAATGTTGCTTTATCTTTTGTGATATCCTCACCTGGATAAGCATTAAAATTAAATGTACTCGATGCTTGAACAGATACTTCATAATCTGTACTACATTCTGAACATGTAACTTTGTAATTTCTTATCTCTTCATATGTGATATGATAAAGGCCATATAAAAGAGCATCACGATCTTTCAATGTTGTTCTTCTTAAAAAATCATCAAGTGTTGAAATACCTTCTGGTTTTTTAACTAACGATTGAAAGATGCAAGCATTCAAATGGTCAGCAATCTTTGTAGGAGTGACCAAACTCCCTTTTAAATTTTCTTCCTCACTAACATTAAGTGATCTTAATGTAAATGATAGTTTTGTCTGCGGTGTAATAACCTCGTATTCGGGATATTGCACATCGAACCCTGTAAACGTCATATCTTTGATCTCCTTTCTTTCGGATCTATATTTATTTTTTCAATGGTGTTACTTTTAATTATATTTACTATAATATTTTTGTTTCAATTTTTTAAGTTGGGCATCAGCTTTTGCTTTATTAATTTTCAAGCATGCAGTCCTATCTGTTGGGTCTTTCTTTTTTGCACATTTAATTTTAATATCATTAATCAATACCTGATATTCTTTTTGATGTTGTGCCCAATCAGCTTTAGCTCCTTCACTTACTTTAGATTCACTTCTCATATTTAATTTAATCTGTTTGATTTTTTCATTATTTTTATTCAGCGACCTAGCATATAATTTACGGCAAATCCCAACTTGTGTTGCATCTTTACCCTTCATGCATCCCTGACCCATCATAAACTGATTATCTTTATTTTTTAGAAGAAGTTTTTGTATTTTCTTTTGAGCTTTTGCTGGATCCATCCCTTCTACTATGCTTTTTTCAAATACTCTATCTGTAACTGTCTCTAAAGCTAACAGCGATGCTTTATTCAAGGATTTTGTAATATGTCCAGAATCTTGAAAACGTTCATCAATTATTTCACATGTTTGCTCATCAAGCTCAACACTTGAATGTATCTCGCCATCTAAAGCAAGAGCTTTAAGTTGATGATCAGTAGCATTTTCTATAAAATTAACTAATTGTAATTTTCCTTTTTTTGAAAGACTTGAACTTTCAGCAAAAATATACATTAGTCCTAATCTCATTCTATTTTTATCCATCGTTTGTAATCTCCTGATTGTATTTTATCTGCCTACTCGACATTGTGTAATGCCGAATAAGCAGAATTTGGTATTTATTAATTAACCTGATGACTGTCTTTGACCGTAATTTTTAACAGTATCTTTAACTTGAGAAAAGGTTTTTGCAAACGCTTGACATTTTTGCAATACCCATGGTTCATGCCATGCGTAATCAACATTAAACTCAATCTCTAAATCAATTCTACCGACGGTTTCCACATCACTTGTAAAAAGATCTTGTGGATCCTTAGATGGAAAAACTCCATCGTATGCTGCATAGTATTCGACTGTTTGTGCATCTGGAGCTGTTGTCCAATAATACATCAATCCAGCATATGTAGCTTTTGTGTAACCTTCACCCTGATCGCCATCTATCAAATCAGTAGCTCCGGTTCTGTAATCTCTAATTAACTTTACCCAATTGTGCATAATGTCAAGAACAGGTGTTTTGTTAAACTCAAGAAATTTGACAGATACGGTGTTACCGTAATCAATATTTCCTGGTACTGCCCATTTAACTCCACCAAGCCCAGTGTACTCTATTTTATTTAGAGTACCGCCTGGAGGTGTTACAGACAAGCATGATGCTGCTAATATGTTTTGTACTTCACCAGCTGATGATATTCCACTAATGCCATTACTAGCAATATATGCAGATAACCCTGGTGGAATTTTATCAAACCATACAAAATGATATCCTGATACATAAGGATCAGCAACACCAACTGTAGTCCCGCCGAACTTTCTAGTTAAAATGTTTTGTCCTAATTCGGCAAATGAATATTTCATACCCATGTTAGTGTCCTCCTAGTTGTTAAACAACTTTATACTTTACACGTTTTTTTATTACTTTGAGAACTGTTTCCCAATTCCCATTTGGTATATGAATGGCTTTATCATCAATGTAAAAATCAGCTGCCAATTTCTCGCCAGTAATTTTATCAAAATGTATATTATGTTTTTTAAGCCATTGACCTACTTTTTTAATCTGATCATTAGAGTCACCACCCAGTTCTTTAGCATTTTCTTTCGATGCTCGAGTTGTGAAAATAACTATTTCATAACCTTGGTCTTTTAACCAATCAATAACTTCTTTAGCTCCTTCAAAAGCATCATCATATATCTCACCATCTTTATATCCTTCTGAATATTTATGGATTGTTAAATCCAAATCAATCATTGCTCGTCTAGGAATAGATTCATTCTTAGATTCAGGATATACGGTTCGTATTATTTGACGCTTTTTCTTCTTAGGAGTTTCTGGGAATGAGTCAATCGCAAATCCCCCAACTGCTTCTTCGTCTTTAACTTTACGTTTGTTTAAAATCTTATCTACGATTTCCATTCTAATACCTGTACATCTGTTTTATATTTTGTTCTAAAGATCTTGGCATGTCGTTCAATAAAAGTTTAATGATCTATATATATTAATAACTAATAAATAAAACAACTTATCTATTTTTTATAAGGAGGCGTTTTATAAATGGCAAGTAAATCGGGTGGAATTGGGTTGGGGTCAATTATTTTTTGGGGGTTTCTATGTTTCATGTGGTTTGGCGATAGTGATGATAGCGACACAAATATCGAAATTGTTTCTCAAGATGACATTGTAGCTGAGGAACAAATAACAGTTGAAGAGACAATATTAGAAAACTTCAACAATATAAAAGATAACTTATCAGATATAGTTAATAAAGTCAAGGTTAATGTAGAAGATGCAATGGAGCAAGTTCAAGAAGATGTTGAAGTTGCAGAGACAGAAACTACTATTGAAGAACCAGAAGAAGTAGAAGTGGTTGTACAAGAACAGGAAGACGAATTAAAACCAATAACCGATAACCAGGAAAGTGAGGAACTAAAGCAGTTATGATTTTAAAATTTGACAAATCATTTAAGAATGATAAATATGAAATTCTATTTAATACCACTACTGGACTTGAAGTAACAAGAGGGATCAATGGACATGATGACCCATTCGTTATGCAAATGGCGTCTCTGCTCGATATTGGTGTCATGGGCACTTGCAAGCATAAATGTACATTCTGTTATCAGGGACATACTGATCGCCTTAATATGCCGCTGTCAGACTTCAAAAAGATTATTGATGAAACGTTCTATCATGTTAATCAGGTTGCACTCGGAGGCAGGGGCGATCCAAATCATCATGAGAACTTCAAAGAAATAGTCGAATATTGCAGATCGAAAAATGTTGTGCCAAACTATACAACAAGCGGAATTGATATAACTGATGAACAAATTGAAATATCAAAAATGTGTGGTGCTGTTGCAGTTTCAGATTATGAACAACCATATACATACGAAGCTATTGACAGATTAATCAAAGGCGGAGTCAAAACAAACATTCATCAAATATTCTCAAAGGAAAGTTTTGATAAATGTTTCAATATAGTTCAAGGGCGAAATCCTGGTATATGGGATTTTGATATATCTAGTTTAAATGCTGTAATTTTTCTTTTATTTAAACCTCAAGGTGCTGGAAAAAGGATTGATTGGGTTCCAACTACAGGTCAACTAAAAGATTTTGCTTCTGTGACATTCACTCCTAAATCTAAATTCAAAATTGGAATGGATAGCTGTCTTGTAAATCATGTAATGAGATATGGAAAAGCATCAAGACTACAAAAAGCAGCTCTTGATACATGTGAGGCAGCAAGAATGTCAGCATATATAACTCCGGATATGAAGTTTATGCCTTGCAGTTTTGCAGACGAATCAAATTGGAGTATTCCAATTGAAGATAGTTTACATAAAATATGGGTTAATGCAGAACCGTTCGAAAAATTCAGAACAATACTGGACAATAAAAGAGATTGTTGCCCATTAGGATTATAAGGAGAAGTAATATGAAATTCAAATTAGATCACGTAACAAATTCAAGCTCTTCATCATTTATAGTAATGGGGGCATATTTAGGAAAAGATGTTATTACTATTAAACTCCTAGAAAAAATCAATAAAAAATATCCCGAAGAACCTATATCTCTCGATGAAGCTAAAAGTGAGATGGAAGAATGTATTGATATATTGATTCAAGGTACAGACCTTCAAACTTCATCTGGTCCTTATGATGATTATGGCGATGGTGGCTTGATGATTGGCTTGCCATATAGCAAAATGCATGATAATGAAACTCTAGCAGATTTTAAAGAAAGAGTTGCAACAAAAATCAAATACGCATTATCCGCTGACGTTACAGTCGGACATATTCAAGACTGTTGGGAAAATAGATGAGATTCAAATTTGATTTTGTAACAAATTCTAGCTCAACTTCATTTATTGTATTTTGGCCACATGAAATTAAAAGGTTAGAAGATGTGTCAAAGTATATTAAAAAGGATATTTTTGCTAAAACTATCTATAGCGATGCAGAAGGTAAGACTCCAATGATAGTTAACAAAACTTCCAAAACTATAATGCAAAGTTTTATAAATAAATTGAGTGATGGATATACTATGGGTGATTATTATTTTGATGAGGACAATCCAGAAGAATTTTGTAAAAAGAATAATATCACTGTAAAAGAACTATATGATACTCGTATTTGGTATATGCAAATGTATAAAGAACAAGAGCTTAAAAGAGATCAACATCACTTAACTGTTGCGTTGGATCTTATGTTAAAATATGAGGGGACTTATGCATACTTTTTTGAATACGGTGATGAGGGGGGTGAACTCTTTTATGAACTTGAAGCAAACAATGACTGGGGAGGATTGCCATACATCAGAATTAGCAAACACTAAAATAAAAGGAGTTAAAAATGACAGAAATAATAAATGAAAATCGTAAGGTAAGTGTTTTGTTGGGGTTTGGTATTTTATTTATACCACTAATATTTTCATGGTTTCTTCTTCGAAAAGGGCATAGCAGTATTTCTAGGATTTTTGGTTTTGGATGGTTAGTAGTGACTCTAATTATAGCTCTTGGAGGTGGTGATACTTCATCAGATATTAAAAGCTATGAATCAATGTTACAGTCAGAAATTCGAAACCAATCTCAAATAGAAAACCCTATAGATCAAAATAACTTTATTGAAATAGTTGAAAACTATTCCAATCAATATCAACAAGCTGAAAATGATCTTTTAAAATCAAAGGCTAGAAAACAACGAGGTATAGAAACAAGAGCATTTAGAAATGTTTCAAATTGGGTTGGTATTATTGAAGAAATGGCAACAACTGGCGAAGGTCATGCATATCTATCAATCATAATTCCAAATACAAATATAAAAATAAAAACATGGAATAATACGATATCAGATATGTTTTCAAACACACTTATTAAAAACGGAAATGCATTGTATATGACAATAGCAGAGATGAACGATGATGATGTAATATATTTTAGCGGATATTTTGAAAAATCTTCTACAAACAAACTAGATTCTATTGAAGAAGGTAGTTTAACTGAATATGGAAGTATGATATCCCCTGAATTTATATTTCATTTTACCAATATAGAAAAGATATAATGACGTAAAATAGACCTGGAAGGATTACTCCAACCAGGTCTATTTTTGGTTAAATATATAATTGATTAATTTGTTTCAAAAGTTCTTTCCAATGTTCTCGATTAGTATTTGTTTTAAAATGATTACTCTGATTTAAAAAGATTAAATTTTCTCTACTATCATTTGTTTTATCATAATCTATATGATGAAGGTGAGCACTTTCTTCTAACGTGTCACCTGACATAGGGTTAATATTTTTTTGTTCTTTTCTAATTTGCTCACGAAAATCTCCATCAAAAAATTTTTCTGTGTATGGAGCAAATCGTTGCTCTCTATCCTCTAACCAATTATAGTGATTTTCTCCAGAAACTTTTTCTACTATTTCTAGGACTAGTAAAGCATGTTTTTCTCCATATTGTTCAATCATGCTTTTTTCAAATTTCTTTCGAACTTGTAAATTACACATTGGATATTTACTCCCAAATTTTTCTTTACATGTTTTATCTCGTTTTTCTCGGATTGGACCTTTTTGAAAAACATGATCAACTCCATATTTTTCTTGCCATGTTTTCTTTTTCTTTTCTTTTACTTGTGGGTCTCTTCCTGGATGTCCTCCTTCATATTTTTTACTCCACGTATCTAAACATTTTTTCATAATATCTGGATTTTGATGAGAATACTCAACTCCAAATCTTTTTAGATTTGTTTGTTTTCTCTTTTCTTTAAATTCTTCTACTTGAGAGACATTCTCAACTCCATACTTTCTTATATTAGTTTCTTTTATTTTTTGTATTCTTTTTGGATTTCTTTTATTATTACAAACCCTACAAAGGTTAGGAAATCCATTATCAATATTATGAAATTTTACTTCTTTTTCACAGACTTTACAAATACCTGCATTATGATCAATATAAAATAAATAATAATTTTTAGTAGATATTTTATGAACTCTCAAATGTTTAGTAAAACTGTTAGCATTTTTAAAATTAGTTTTACCACAAATTAAACATATTTCAGAATTTTTTCGCACGAAAAGTTGCCTCCTTTTCTTTTATATTTTGTTCTAAGAAAAGGAGGCAATCAACTCAAGTTGTTGACTTGATAAATAATTTATCAAAAGTCTATAACCTATTGATATTAAACTATAAAAAAGTTAAGTTGTATCTGCTCTACAGCCCTAGTAGGTTCAAGAGTTACATTAACATGGAATTTCTTGGTTTTTCTTTCATAATCAGTTGCCCCTACTTCTACTGAGTAGTTGTAAAGACCACGTTTCTTTCTGATAACTTCAAGAAATTCTACAAGTTGACCTGCAACAAGTGACCATGTAATTTCATCATTCTGTTCAAAGATGAAGAACTTACAAAAGTCCTCAAATGCTCTCTTGATATAAAGTACAAGTCGAACAATGTTCAAGTCTTGTAAAGCGCTTGCTTTTGCTTGAGAAGTCAGCTGACCCCAAACAACATATCCAGGATTGAATTTCACAATCGGATTTAATTGCTTCAAGTACATTTGATCTCTCTCACCAAGTCTTGGATTGAATCTCAAATCTTTAATTGTATCAATTGCTGCTCTGTTGAAACCAGCTGCTGCAAACCAAAGTTCAGCAACAGTATCGTTTCTTGGCAGAATGTAGGACATATGATATACTGGTGAAATCCACATATCTTGTCCTGTAAATGAATCATACACTTTATTATATTCTTCGTAAAGTGCAACAAAGTAATTATTAAATGTGTTAGTGTCGTTTCTTGCTGCGAGTGCTAATGTAACAGTAGCATTATCACCATTGTCAAGAATACCGACACAGTCACGTCTTGTTTGACATAAAGTACTGATTGCTGTTTTAACATCAGATGGATATCCACAATCAAATACCATTGAGAAGTAAGTATTTTCATTGTCAAGAACTGTATCATCAATAATACCTGAGTATGCTTGATTTAGAAGCAGTGTTGCTTCAGCAGTATCTAATGAACCATCAGCTTGTAAAAGATCGCCTTCTGATCCCTTTCTTAATGGTACAGGTTCAGATGATGTAAAAGCGGTAGCAACAGAACCATATGATTTTTTTATTCTATAATCTACTTCTGTAGTAGGATCAAAACTTGTAGTACTACCATTCCATGATTGACTAGTCAACATTCTGTCTTCATAAACTGCACACAGTTCGTCATCTGTTCCACCTGCAGCTCCTAACCAACCCCATAGTTCATTTCCTTTTGCGTCTTTTACAGTTACAACATATTCAGCAGGACCAGCAGCTGATTCCCAATCGCTAAAGTCCTGTTTGTTATCTGAAATTGTTGCTGCTCCACCTGTTTCTACAACAGTTACTGTTCCAATATCCTTGTCATAAACACGAATATTTTCTTCATAACCAGCAGAATATGTTCCAAGTGATTCACTTATAAACATCTCTGCACGAAGCACTGATGAATAAAGTTCAAGGACATCAACAATCCATAATGATTCACCTGCATTATCTCTTGCTTGAGGATCGAATGAAATTTCAAATGATTCAATAATAACATCTTGACCATCTGATTGTCTTTCATAAACATCCATGATATATTGATCCCACAATGTTGGGTTTGATACTTCAGTAATTCTAACCCCCAACTTGTTGTACCATTGACCACGACCAATTGGTCTCAAGAAAGCAATTGGATATGTAGTTCCTGATTGTGCTAAGTTAGTACCAAATTCAGTTGTAGTATTCATACCTTCTACAAATGTAATTGAATAACCTGCAGTCGTATCAGTAGCGCCTATAGTTGCATCAATTCTCATGTTTGCAAACGCGGCATTATCTGACATTACTCTCATGAAATAAAGAGCGCCAGATTCACCAAGGTAGTTATAAGAACAATAAGGACCTTGTCCATAATTCTTCCCATAAGTTGAAATGTTTGGTTCCCCAAATTCTGAAATAAAATCTGCTCGGGATCCTATAAATCTAAGTTTGTTGTCTTCTCCCTTCTCTGTTAATGCAGCAATAAAACCAATTGTTGATGGTACAGCTTGCACGAATTGAGACAGGTCGATAATTTTGGTGTAAACACCTGGAGATACATTTGCCATATCTCGTACTCCTCCTATTTTAATTTCTCTAGTTTTTAATTAAACTCTATTCTTTATCTTCCTTTCTCTCCAGGTCTATAATTGAAAATGATCTTCAATTTTATACATATAAGAACCAGTTAAATATAATTCGGCGGTCAATTGTTTTGACAATTGATGGGAAAGTAACTCTTGAAAAAATATTAAAATTTCCACTATACCCGCCTGCGCTGGAAGCAGCAGTAAACAATCCTGCTTCACTTAATTGACTTCCGTTGGCATCATCAATTCCAACTGTCACAGTAATTTTTAGTACTACCCATGCGTCGTCGTTTTGTGCATCTTGCTCAAAATCAACTGTATCGAATGGTACTTTATAATAACCTTCTTCTGGATAACCAGCAGCAACAGTATGATAATCTGCAGCAGACGAATCTGTTGCATTAATCATTATCCTAGCTGCTAAATCTGTATCGGTTATGATTGGTGAAGAAGGATTAAATGGATCTCCTGGTATTACACCTCCGTCCCCAAGTCCAAACCATGTTATATATTCATCATAGTTTGGTGTTACCGAAGAATTGTTTATTGCAACAATTCTTTCAGCTATCCATTCTCTACCAATATATAGTACAAGATTATGTCTTCCAACAAGTTTTTTCTTGCCGTCTTTACCTTCCTCAAAAATCTCAACATAACCTTTTGGTTTAACTCTTTCTTTCGATAATACACTGTTCACTGAATCTCCGAGACATTCTCCATAAACGTCTACGGCTTTAACTTCTATTGTTTCTACTTTTTTGCTCATGATATTATCATCCTTTTTTTGATGAGGTAGGTTTTATATTTTGTTCTAATTATCTAACAGGTTTGGATCCTTTTTTTATCGACGGATAGCAGGAGCAAGACCAGTTTCGATCTTGCTCCCTAAATTCCTGCATTATTTAAAATTATTCTAAAAATGTTCCACAGTTAGAGCAGAACTTCGCTGATGATTTCGAAACTCTACCACAAGTAGAACATTTTAATTTTGTTTTTACTGTAACCGGTTGTCTAACACATGCAGAAGCTGCTGTCATTCCTTTCAATCTAAGAATGATCACTTCAGCTTCTTCAACCTCACCAATCGAACTATAATTAAAAGCTTGGTTACATTCAGACCCTTTTACTGTAATTCCTTCATCATCTAATGGCTGACCTAATGCTTCAACACCAAGAGAATCCATAGTTACATTACTGTCACAAAAGAATGTTTTTGTCACTGATTGATCGTCACCTCGTGAACTTCCAGCTAACATACTGAAGTCTGCTGATGAACCAATAACAGGACCTGAACTTATGTATCTCACATTTGAATTTCCAGTAAACCAATCATTGTAATTCCAATGATAGTGATCGTGGTGATGGTGGTCTTCAACAATAAGCTTTTGAATTGGTTTTGCTTTTTCATATGCAAATTCAACTCGAATGATTCCATCGTCAATTTTATCTCCACGATGTTCTTGAATCTCTTTTGTTTTATTAATGAATTTAAATCTGTTCTTTGCGGTTGCTCCTCTCAGAAACCCTTCAAGGTATGTACTTGAATTTGCATCTAATATCAACGAACTACCGTCAAGAACATCTTCTCCATCAATTGAAATGTTTATAGCAGCTCTTCTTGAATTAAGATTCTTCAAGTAGATAGAGTACTCGCTGCCAAAAGGTAGGTGAATTACATCATCTTGTACTCTCAAAATTTTTCCGTTACACTTTACTTCTACGACGAACTGATCTTTATATGTCATGGTCTTATCTCCTTTTTACAGGGTACAGACTGAACCCTCATATTTTGCTTAAAGTCTGTTAGTGAATTACCATGTAGGAATTTTTAATTTGTTCTAACTATATATATTAATAAGTGAAGATGAAAACTATTTATTTAGATTTCATCAGGGTGCTTACTGCTGGGGATTTCGAATACGGATCATATTTGAGCCCGTTCCAGTGAGCGATTGATCTACCCTGAGAATGAGACATTATAAAATGTCTCATTCTTTTTTTGTTCTTATAATGATTTTCCGTAATAGACACCATTCCACATAAATGAACCATCAATAATAATAATTGTATATAGATTGAAAAGTCCTGTTGCTGGAAGATGCTCTACAATTCCAAACCCATTAATCCAGAAGTTTGGAGCATTCTTATGATAGTCAGGTTTGATATTACATAGACAAGGAAGTGATGTTGCAGTATGATAACCTTTTCTATCAATCGGTGTCACTTTTGCATACATTTGAGGATTGTGAACATGTGCATAAACAACATTACCTTCAAATGCATCAAGGGTTTTTACTGCATGATATTTGTTCCAATAGAAACCATGAATAACATTTAGTTTTCCAACTTTATGAATTTCATTATAAGGAATAATATTATAACCTCTTTCTTCTAATTCAAGATGCCTTGAAAGATCAATCATTCCTTCTAATTCTGGATGCTCTTCACAATACCATTCTACTCGTTGTTCATGATTTCCCATCATGAATGTTCTTCGTGTATTTTCGTGTGTTATATTTTCATGTGTCTGTAATATATGATAATCGAAACCATCATATTCTTTTAACAATCGTTGACCTTCTTTCAACAAAGGTTTTCTTTTATTCCAACTTGAAATACAGTCCAACGACATTTGATCTCCCATATATACAAGTTCATCAGGTTCATAATCAATTATAAATTCTTCTACTGCACTCATTAGTTCTGGTTCATAATGTGGGTAATGAATATCAGGAAGAAGTACTGTTTTTTGAATTTCAAACATATCCTCTGTATTACCTGATATTTTTGAATTACATCTGTCTGAATGTGATCCTGCATATCTATTGACCGTTCTTGGGGAGCATCCAACTACTTTTGCAATCTCCTTATTATCTAAAATAGTGTTAGTTGCTAATTTCATAATCTCTTCTTTTAGCTGTGACATAAATAATTAATACTCCTATAAGATTTACTTTTGTTTTTTGTTCTAAAAAGAAAGGATATCAACTACATAAGTTATGTAGTTTATAATCATCTATTAAAGGTTTAAATCTGAAAAGATATTAAAGAATAAGTCTATCATCATTTTCTTGTAATAAGTAACCGCCATCTTCTTTTAATAAGAAGCTAACGGTTTCTACCAATTCTACTTCAACTAGATCCATTCCAAATGTACAATCAAATAAAATATCGTCATCAAACCCTCTCATCTGCCCTTCTTGCCTGTAAAAGTATGACTCAAAAATAGCATTTGATGAAACAGGAATCGCCCATGATAAATAATAATTTGCAGAATATATAGGCCCTGAAAATAAAACAGTAAACTCATCAATTGTTTTCTCTGTAACAACATAACTATATTGTGAAATTGATGTATCATCTGTATTAACAATTGAAAATGCTACTGTATAATTATCATAAACTTCTGATGGAACCATCGGTACAGTAAGTGTTGTCGCTCCAGCTGGAATTGCAACCCACCCATCTACAGGACTACTTGGTATTTCTCTTCCATGATTAAATGCAGTCCACCCAATTGAATAGTTTGCTGAATCCATAGCACCAGAAAATTTAACAGTAAACCCATTGACTGATTTTTCTGTAATTGTATATGTAAATATAGTTGTAGTTGAATCAATCAGATTTTCTAGTGATAAAGCAATAGAATAATTAACATTGCTTCTTGCCTGAGAAAATGTAACGGTTGCTTCATCTGAAGCAGAAGCAATTGAATTAACACCCGAAATACTTACAGTGCTTGTTGAATCAATAATACTCCATGATAAATTATAATTAGCAGAATCAAACGGAGCAGAAAACTCAACTCCAAATCCTGTCGTAAGTTTATCACATACAATTAATGAGTTTTGTAATGGTGTAACATCAGTCTCATTATAAATATTAAGTATTAATGAATAATCTGTATTTGGTTGAAGTGTAGTAAATGAAATAGCAAGACTTGTTGTACCACTTGAAAGCGATTCTACTTGTGGTATATTATGTACTTCGCTAACCATTTCGGATACAACATACCCAGTTGAATCAGAAGAAGGACATACTAAACGATCATGATATTCATCTATAAGAGTAATTTGTATTTCTTCTGGTAGATCAGTTACAGCACCAATATCGTGATATGATCCACAGTCATAATATTCTCTTGGACTGTATAATGCTGAACAAGCAGCATCATCACAACATGGCATAGAATCTCCAATTAAATAATCATGCATACTTATATCAGCAGTAGTTTCTAAACTATCCTCAACAATAATACTATTAAATAATCTGTTTTGTAATTGTAACAGTTCAAGAGGAATTATTCTTGCACGATAAGGTTTGAAAAATTCGATAACGTCTTGAAGTTGACTGAACAGAGAATCCATTCCAAAAAGAATATAACTAATATTAATGAACCCATAACTTATGTTAGCACGAACCCACTCTCCAAGGTCTTTTAATAATGTGCCTAGAACAGTATTAACACCAGTGGCAAGGCCATCTAAATTTGATTTAACCGTAGGATTCAATATTGCTAATATTGTTCCTGCATCGCTATGTGTTTGTAAAAAGTTTTCTGATATTGCTCTTGTAAATGTATCTAAATATTCTATGAGTCTTGATTTATAATCACTTCTACTAGATGGTTTTTGTGTAATATCTCTAAACTCATCAATGATATCTGCTGCAACTGTATTAGTTCCGTCATAGCATACAAATCTAGTTGCAGGAGCCCCAACAGTATATTGTTTATTGAATGTATATATTGATGCTAAATAAATTGTTAATAGCGAACATTGATCTCCAGTAATCGAAATTACTGCATCCTGTGGTAATACTGGGGAAGTATCTTCTGGAGGAAATCCTGCAGTTTCCCATGTATCATGTTGATCTTGAACACATCTTTGTAGAATACCTGTTGCCGCATCAGTTGCTTCTTCATTGAATAATGGCTTTAAAGTAAAATATGGAGATTGTGATGGAAAGTTAATAATATTCTGATTGAATAAAGTTTTGATTTGGCTTTCACTTTGTAACCAATGTGGATCACCTTGTGTCAATAAATCAAAAGGTAAATATATTGGAGACACATCTCCCGTAGTTCCTGATACAACCTTACCTTTAAAAATAAGATCGGTCGAAACCTTACTCGGACGGTCATCAAACTGCAATGACATTTCATAAAGATCAACATCAACAATACCATAATATTGAAGAACATCGACGAGAGCTTTTGGAGAACCTTTTATCTTATAAAGGTTTATAAGATCAAGAAAGAAATTAATTTTATTTAATGTTGGATTATTAGAAATCGGATCTCTTATGCCTGTTGAATACGGATAACCAAAACTCTCAAATAAATCATCCAGTTGATCATTTGGCATTTGATAAATATCTGATACATTTGCTTGAAAAGTTGTGACCGTTCTATGTGCCGCATACCAGTCTCTTAAAAAAGATCTTATTCTTGTATAGTCTCTACTGTTGTATGATATTTGATCAATGATATTTGTAAAAAGTCTTTCGGAAACAGTCTTTTCATTTTTAGCAATTGATTTTATAGCATCGGTTAATTCTGTACTATCTCCTTGAATTTCATCAAGAATTAGCCAGAAATCATCTATGGTACGAGCCATTAATTTGAATCTCCTTGATCACAATCATAAATTAGATCAGGTTCGATTACTGTCATGAAGGCAAAGTATTTATCTATTAAATATGATTCATAACAAACGTATAGCATTTCAGTCTGTGATATTAATAAGTCATTATTATATAAACTAAAATCTCCTTGTGTCTCAAGTACTAAATAGAGATATATCATTTTCGATAGCTCAGTAGAAAGAAACTCATAACTAGCATATAAAATTATTGCTGTACTATCGAATGAAGCAGAGGTTGAATCAATAATCAATAAACTTGTTGCATCATCTGCTCCATTTCTAAACGCCAACAGTGCATCAAGTAATACAATATCATCTGATCTCAAATTAAAAATATTATCACCTGAAGCATCTAATGTTAAATATTGTGATGACCCTGGATATATTTGTATTCTAGTGAATGCTGAACGTGGAATACATCCCACATTTGTTTCTTCAATATATTTATATTCATATGATTGTTTTGAATAGCTATCATTAAACAGCATTTCAATAAATGAGTTTTCTGGCATGTATGTTACCGCAATATCCACAGGCGGTGGTACTAAATCTCTATTAACTTCAGAACCTACAACAAATAAATTAAAAAAATGTTGTAACTCTGGAACTAATGAATATGAAGTTAGAACAGTTACCATTTATTCCCTCACATCTGTTTGAATTAAATCTGCCGTGCTCATCATATCAAGAATATGAATAAACATGGTTTCTGGATTGTAATCATTAAAATCAAATTTTTTATCTTTTGAAACATCAGTGCTCCATTGACCACTGTGAAACCTTATCATTTCTTCCATGTCATAAAATTGTTCTTCTGTTAATACTTTTAAAAATGTATTCTTATTTGATGATACCATATCAGCTGCTTCTTTATCATGTTTTCTATCAGTATGTTTTCTCGTACCTAAATTTCCATATTTTAAAGAATCATGTAAACCTGCCGCAAATAACATTTTGTCAGCATCGGTAGTCTTCGAATTTACATTAAACATTCTAAATAGTTTAACTGTTGAATATAATAAATGATATGCATGTTCCCCTTGTGTTGGAACTTCGCCATTCATTTTTTTATGATATTTTCCTGTTGAAGATGTGGCATTTTCCCATGTATTCGGAAGGATGTTTGAAATGCCTTTCCATAATTTAAATCCCTTTTCGCTCATATGTTTTTCAAGGAGCTCTAAAATTTTCTCTTTGTAATCTACCATTGTGTATCCTTTCTTATTTTGATATTCTTAATTCTATTAGTTCGTCTTCTATCATTTTTATCCTACTTCGACATACATCTAAATCTATTTTTAACTCTGTATTGTTTGGTTCTATTTTAAGCTTTTCAAGAAGCTCATATTTATCTGCCAATAATCTTTTATGACTATCTTTAAGATCAAATCGTCTTATTGATTTTTGCATTTTGGTTTTATTAACTGCTTCAAACCCTTCAAGAGTTTTCTGTGATAGTTGTGCAACATTCTGTTCTGCATGTTCCTCTACGACTGCTACTTCTTCATCAGTCGCAAATGTAGTATATTGCCATGTTATAGCACCTACTATCGCAGTACCTATGGCAACCAATCCGACAACTATTCCAATGCTACGTTTCAACCACCCACCTGTGCCGCTCATTATTTTTTACCCTTTTGTTCATTCATTTTTGTCAGGAACTTCGCCATACGTCTATCACCAAACCACCATGTAACACAACTGACTGTAAGGTAAATTACTATTGAAGTTGTTTTATTATAGATCTGGATAGCTTCTGTCATCTCCATAATCCCACCATTTGTCTGAATCAATTGCCATGCCATATATGTAATAACTGTTGTCATACCAGTTAAATATAATGTGATAGCTGGACGCATGAAACCTCTTAACCAATCTACAAATCCAAATGCCATTGCCAATAGTACTGCAACTGGAATAGCAAAGAATCTTCCAACCTTTCCTTCAACATTAAATAGTTTATCAATCCACTTTTCTGAAAACATTGCTTTGTTTCCAGCTTTGATTGATTCCATATATGCAGCAGAATCTGCTAACTCAACAGCACCTTCTATTTCTGCTTTAGTAATAGCGATCTGCATTTTTGATTCTTCTTTCATTGCCGCAGTTTCTAGGGCAACCATTTTTTGTTCATGTTCATTATTAAGTTTGGTGGTTCTATGATTCATCCATCCTGTAATAAAATTTCCAAGTAACCCCGTTATTCCACCTAAGATTATATCTAACCCTATCATAATTCAATCCTCCTAAAACGCTTCGTGTATTTTCAATGTAAATGGTTGTAATTCCATGTGGGTCATAAATCGTCTGACTGTAATTTTAGAATTGAGAACTGCCCACTGTCCCCATAGAAGTCCTTGATGTTTTCCTAATAAAATACATCCAGCAACATTTGTTCGATACCCTTTATGTTTGTCTCCAGCAAAATTTCCTGCATGTATTAAAATATACGATCTATCAGGTACTTCTTTGACATGATATACTTGACCATACTTGGGAGAAATTCTCATACTAACTTTATATTCTCCAGCAGGAATACACGATATACTTCTTCTATTATCCCTCCATGGCAACTCTATTGTTTGACAATGAAAAGAGTCAGCAAATAAAATACCACGAGTACCTTGATCGCTTCGTTTCATTCTGCATAAGTTTACTATTCGTTCCATAATATATTTTCCTAATAATTTTGTATTGGAAGAAATCCTGATGGTGGTGAATAAGTTTGATGTGCAGCTGAAAATCTAATTGTTAATTGATCATCAGTATATCTTAAATCACAACATGGATAAATAGGGTAATTAAGTATAGTAGCATCATCCCACCGAGGGTTTGTTCCGGCAGCTGGATCTCCCGATTGTACCCATACATTATTTTTTGCAAACCATATTTTTCCAGCATCTGCATCTAATGCCATACCAATTATATCATTTAAAGTATGAACTAAAATAGATGTATAAGAACCATCATGGTAAAATCTATTGTTTCCCATCCACGCCCAACTTTCATTCCATCCAACTCTTGTATCTTTTGTAAAATCAGCATCAGGATGACATATTCCAATTGTCATTAAATCAGAAGTGACGTGAATAGCATCTATATGTACTTCCCAATACCACTTACCTGTAGTTACAGACTTGTTACAAATAGAAGTTCGATTTGTAGCACCTGTAGTAACATTAGACATTGTGAGATTATCATTGGTTAAGAGAACACCACTATTAGTATTCAATGGATCAAATTCCCATGGATCGCTTGGTGGTGTTGGCGTTTTCCTTACATAAAATGATATTTTTTTCATTATTCATTACCCCTATTAGTTAAACAACCCTACAAAATTTGTTCCACCCGGATTTCAGCTACGCCCAGTTACTATAACCAGAAGGTGCTGAATATGTTGGTGTAGTATTAATTGTCAACTCCTGTCCGATTGCGTAAAAAGAAATCATAAGATATAAAGTTCCTGTCAAGCCGCTTGCGCCCTCACCTGTTCCAGCAACTGGATCTCCTGTCCATACACCATCTTTAGAAATCCAAAATTTACCAGCGTCTACATCAACAGCCAACCCAATTGGAGTATCTGACGCATCCCAACCACCTGGGATATAAGCGGGATCACCACCGTCATGGTAAACCCTTCCGTTTGTTGCTGCACATCCCCAACTATCATTGCCGAGTCCACAATATGTATTAAGATCGACAGACAAACTATTTGCCAATCCAATCTGACAACTATTACCAATATCAGCAGCCTCTAACTCAACAAACCATTTACCAGAAGATTTTCCAGGTAGAGCTAACACACTACTAAAAGTTCCAGCACCCGTCCAGAGTTCTGCTCTAAGGTTACCCTCATAAAGATGAATATCTGAATCTTTGTAATTCTCATTCCACTCAAGATTTTCAACAGGCGGGGTTGAACTTTCTACATAAAATGATACTGGCATCAACCCTCTCCTTATATATTTTTCGGATTCTTAGAATAAATGTTTTCCGCTTTTATTTTTGGAGCTTTTTTACATTGTAGTCTCCGTCTTAATCTCCAAATTAATCTGACACATCCATAAGTAGATTTAATAATGAACCTCCAATATTATTTTTTGGTTTTTAATATTTTCACAACTTGTTTTAGAACATATAAAGGTCGTGAGGTTTTAGCTGCTTTTTCAGCTTGTTCATAAATAATTTTTTGAATTTGAGGATTCTTTGATCCAGCTCTTTCCATATATGCATAAACGAACTCTTTATCTATAGTACGAAGGTCACTTGGTTTGAATCCTTCGTTATGTGGTTTGCCACATGATTCGTCTACTTCATCTTCTATTTCAGCATCAGATTCAGCATCAACTTCTATTTCATCTTTTTCTATTTCTTCAGCTTCATCTTCATTTAATTTTTTTCTTGCAAGCTGTTTGGCTAGCTTCCTAACAATTTTTTCTGTTAGTTTATCTTCTGCCTCTGTAAGATTTTCAGGTTCAACATCTTCATGTGTTACCTCTGTGACTAGCTTTGTTTTAAATGTAGGTGCTTCATCGTCATCCATAATCTTAGCTTCAATAACCATAGGATTAGAAAGTTGAATTGTATCTTTCCAAGGAATTAAGTAATTACCATCAGCAACAATTTCAAGTTTAACTTCTACTTTGTCACCTTCTTTTAATTTCCTTGCAGTTACACTTCTTAGTGGAGGTAAATTGACACTGATTGATTCATTCCTAACTTCAGCAGGAAACCCATACTCAATTTCATCAATCTCAATTCTTAAATAACTTTTTATTTGATCAGACTGTATGCCTCCAAGTTGGACTTCAAAGGTCAACTGTTTCTCCTGATTGACATTTAACTTTAACATTGGTTTCCTCCCTCTTAATCATCTATACTAATTAATTTAACTTTTATTTTATCTAAATAATCTTCCAAAGAATCTTTAGTTTCTATCTCAACACTACTTACTATTACTCTTGGTTTAACAATTTCTTCATTGTCTTGTCTATAAGGTGGGGCACCAGCTTTCATACACCAACCATTAAACTTGCCCATTGTTGCAATAGATATAGACATTATGTTATCCTTTTATTGTTTGTTCTAAATTTATTATTATACTTCAACTTGTTTCCATGTAGTAAATTGCCCACACTCTGTACTTTCTGATGTTATCTGATATGTTGCTAATACATTACTAGTGGTTCCAACTGATGCTGAATCTGAATATATTCTCAATCTCGCATTATCTAGATTTCCAAACTCATCATATACTGTTTGGTCAATTAATATATTTTGATGAACAAGTCCAAGAATTTTATCTATCTGAGTCTTATCTATACTTATTTGTAAATCCTCTGTATAAATTGGAGCAAAGTCATCATCGGTATTAGATACACTCCATACAATAACATAAGACCCAACTTCTTGACCTATCCATGATACACTTGGAACAATAGTAGCAATATATGATTGTGATGTAATATTAAATGTAGCCGAACCAGAAACATATTCTACTGTCACACTTGAGTCAAATATTTGGTAAGATACCGTTGCATCTTCTTCTATAGATTGGCCATCACTTTTGACCAACTGAAGTGTTAACCCAATATCTTCGCCTTTATTAACGACCACTTATATTATCCTCCAAGTTGTTTTATACAATTAATACACGACAATCAACACTAAATCTAAAGAAAAGTAAACCAGCTAAATTAGAACTTAGTATGAAGGTTAGCTTTTGATTTAAGGCAGACTGTAATACTCTAGGAGCTTTTAATGCAATATATAATGTAAACCATGAATTTACGCCATCCGAACCAGTTGCTCTAATCTCTGGTGACCCAAATTGCATGAAATCTATAAGTTGGCTAAAAGTAGTTACAAGTGTAATATCTTCATTATCATGAACTTGATAAATTATAGGACTGGATAATGCAGCTTCTCCAAGAAATCCATCATATCTCAAACTAGGCATTGTTCCATCCGCCACTGTACCAGCATAAGCATCTGCCATATTGAGTATAAAACCATCTATATATAAGTCTGTTCCTTTGTCAGGAACCAATTCAAATGTTGTTGTTCCAATCGCAACACCAGCTTCTGTAAACTTAATGTTATCCAAATCAATATATGAACCGTTCTTGTCAAGTTTCATTTGGAGACCATCAAATGTTGACCCCTGTATCTCAAGATCAGCAATTGGTATATTAAATGTTTGATAAACTCCAAGTATATTCTTATCAATATAGTCAAATACTTTCTTCTCTTTACCAATTTTAACCAGACCGTCTGATGCAACGAACTTAACATTAGCACCAGCATCAGCCAAAGATGTAATATATATCCGCCCTTGAAGTGCAACTTCGTTAGTAATAGTTATATCTGAACCTCTATCAAATAATGCAATATCACCGTTGTTACTGTTTGTAATAGATATATTCTTAGATCCTGTATCGGGATTGTTTGTATCATCAAATACCATACTTGTGCCGATTATTTGTGTAGCTGTCCACGCAGAAGAATCAGTACCATTATGTATAATCTCAGCAGGAGTATCACTAAAATTTCTATTCATATCAACACCGTATAAAGGATGCTGAAAAAATTTAACATCATGATTCATAACGTTATATTCAACAGTAGAAACCTTTAAAGCATGCTCGGCTGTTACTTCTGCTTTATATTGATTTCTAGTTCCGTCAGTGATATTTGTCTTTATCATATTAACCTCTACCTATGAAAGTAACCCATTATATTTACAGAAGATAAATCAACATCTGTAATAAAATTTACTGCAACTTCGGTATTGAGAGTGAGTCTTAATGCACCAATAAATGAAATGCCAGCCATTGACGTTGGAGGTGCATACATAGTCCCTAATAGTGTCATACCAGTTCCGCCATCAACATTAGTATTAGTATGCCTACAGGTAACATTTGCCTGATTCCCACTACCACGATTCAAGTTTGTACCTATAACTTCAACTCCTCCTACTGTACTTCCCTCGCCAACAAAAATCTGTACCATACAAGCAGCAGGACAAGAAATAACAATTCGTTCTATATGTAAATCATAACTGGCTGAATCGTTTCGTAGCCAAATTATATTTTTATCAGCACCCCAATTCTGTGTAGTAGTCCATACATATGCATTACCATTCTGTTCTGATTCATATGCAACTTCAGTCTTAGTAGTAGAATATGTGCGTAACATATTTTTATTTGTTACTTGTACTCTATGTCCCCTACCTGTTCCATCTTCTATTTGAAACCCCATTGTCTATCCTCCGCTAATATATCTATAAAGGTTTATCCATCATCATCATTGTAACTCGAACATATGCAAGTCCAGAAGTTTGATCGGTTACTAAACGCCATTCCAGTGAGTCGCCCAATCCTAAAACTAACGAACCATGCTTATTAAAAGTCATCATTGATTTATCACAATACCAACGATCTATTTCAGCAAATGACCCAGACAATATTGGATTACTATCATGACATTCAACCACTGCATCATTTCCAGATGTATTATTCATATTAACTGGAGTAACAATAGATCCATTAGAGACATATTCTCTTCCAAAACCCAATTGAAAATAAGTGTCTATATCTATTACAGAAGTGTTATCTGGATATTGAATACGCATATATGATACAGTTAGATCTTTTTCAGGATCAGTATTGGTAATGTGTAATATTGTTTTGGTTCCAGAGCTAGTAAGATTATAGTCTCCTATAACTTGATATACCTGGCCATTATAAAACGATATGTGATGCTGAAGTTCATGAGCAATCGCTGTAGTTAATAACCGATTTTCATTATCTACAGTTGCCCTGTTTCCTGTGCCTGTTCCATCTTCAAGTTGAAAAGCCATTAGTTATCCTCCTCCATGGTCATGCCACATAACTAAAAATCCACTTATAGATATAGAGCCTGTTAATGCTGTAAATATCATTGATTGATTTTGTGGTATAATAATATCAGCATCAAAATTAATAAACTTACTATCATTACTTCCTGCTATATAATAATTCCCAATTATAGTCCCATTAGTTATCCCTGTAATAGCAGTACCTTGTTGAAAAGTACCTATAGCTCTTTTAGCACTTCCCGCATATAAATTAGCAGGAACTATATCAGAACCGCCAACGGGCGTGCCAACTACTCCTATTGCAATTCTGATTATTTCATCGCTTGCACAACGAATATTAAATCCTTCACATATAATTGGAAGAGTAGATTCATTTTTAATATATAAGAAAGCAGCAGTTGAGTCTGGAGTTACAGAAAAAATAATATTATATGCATCTTGATATACAAAATTCGTATGATGTTCTTTTGAAGTTGTGGGGCCAGCAATCATTAATCTATTTTCGCTGCTAACTCCAGCTAAAAAACCAGTGCCCTTTCCGTCAGTTATTTGTTCTGTCATTTGATCTCTCCTTTACTTATAAAAAACTCTCAAAACCCCTGTAAACTTCCCAACCTCTTCAGTTGTAACTCGTAATACAACTGCATCATTGTATCCTATGATAGGAATGCCTGAAATGAGTAGGTCAGATGATCCTTTACCGAATATCACTGATGTTGCAACGATTCCTGAAGATGCAAGTGTAATGCCTTCTCCGACTCCGTCCCATATATCTATAGTAGCTAGAGCTGTTTTAGAAGATGTTAAATTTAAATTACCAGCAACTGAAACTGTGTAATTAGCAACCGGATCACCCGGAAATGCTACATAATCCCACACAGCACATTTTTCGCCAGTTACATTCCCTCCATTCCATCCAAGAACCAAGGCGGATACATACATTTTTTTATCAGGATTTAAATTTTTGAAATATATCATTGCATGAGGATTTGTAGATGTTGTAGTTAATACTCCAGTCGACATTACATAAGCTTCTCCATATGTATCACCTATATATGCTTCTTCTGTTTGAATGACAGCATCGGTTTGAGCTTTATGATTGTTATCTATTTCAAGTAAATAACCTCTTCCTATACCATCTCTTATCATTTCTGGCATAAACTTTATACCTCCACATCTTCTTTTTCTATTACATTATCAGTCATATCAGTCATATGCATATTTAATATTCTCAGCTCTTGTATCACATTGAATAACAAACCTCTTGATTCATCATCAGCAACTTTTAAAGTATCCTGTTGTGTACCAACGACACCAACGGGTTGAGTATCTCCATCTGTATCTGTTGCTACAACCCTGCCATTTGCATATACTATCATATTCGACTCCCGTACTATTATTATTTTGTTCTAAATAACACCACATCTCGGTTATACAATTTATATTTTGTTCTAACCTTATATAATATTCGTTATGATATTTTCTATTGATTTAATTACTCTTTCTGGAGTAATTGATTTTGTACACTCATACTGTCTGGGAGTTCCTTTATGTCTTGGACACCAATTCCAGTCGCCTCTATCGAATACATTATCAAGATCATTAAAGCATCCATGGCAAACATCTTCATTTATAATTCTTTCAATGTTAGTTTTAAACTCACCAAATGCATGGCTGTATCCTGAGATCATAACAACAGGTTTTCTTAATGCCCATGCAATCCATGATGGACCAGCACTAACTCCTAGAAACATTTCACTATTATAAATATTTGTTATTGTATTCTTCATGGATTGATTAGTCATATCAATAATATTTTTCAAATTGGTTTTTTCTTTTGAGATAACCATCACCTTATACCCATTATCATTAAACCAATCAATAATTTGTTGCCACCCACCTTCATAATTCCAGTGCTTACATTGAAAAGTTGACCATTCAGAAATGGTTACATACTTTTCTTTAATTGGTCTAGCACCTGGAGTAATTGCAAGGTCTGGAATGATCTCGTTATATTTTAATCCTAATGTATCGGAACATACTCGTTGAAGTGGAACGGTTCTCCAATTAACAAGATTCTTATTCAGGTCTTCATCGTAACATCCAACTGAATATGATGCATATAGATTCTCTTCTCTACTTCCTGGTTCAATAAACTTTAAATGATTGTATGTTGGGTGTCCTTTAAATAAGTTGTTATGAAAGGTTGATACTATAACATTACATTCATGTTTCTGCCTAAATAAATCAGCGTAAGGAATCCATGCTAATGTATCTCCGATTGATCTAGTATCAAAATTAATTAAAACATTTTTTCCTTTTAAATTAAACTTGTGTTCAAATACTGGTACTCCATTTCGTCTAACCTTAACCAACCAGTTTGTAAAGTATTTTCTAAATGGTCTGGTCCAAGTATTAATACTCATTGTTGTTTGATGTACGCTCGCATCATTATCCGGATCTAGAAAATCAACTGCATAATAACCCTTATCATTTGCATCACCTTGAATATCTATAATTGGGCCACCAACAAAATGACAAGAATAGGAAGCAGGTATAATTACAGCATCAGATAATTTAATAGCAACGCATTGAATCTCATGCCCCATCCCTCTATCTCCAATGCCAATATGTTCAATATGAAAATTAAAACCCTCAAGAAATGATTTAAGACTTCCAGTATTAAACCCACAAAAATGTGTATTACCTGGATGTGTTTGAGATCCAAATATTCTATGTACATCTAACCACTTTTTATTGTCTGAAGTATTTAACCATATTTTTACTTCATGCTCAAGGTCAGGCAAATATAACATAAGGACCCCATTATCTTTCAACACCCTTCTCCATTCAGTTATGACACCATACATATCCATTATACCAATATGTTCAAACACATGAGATGTAAATATTTCGTCAACTGTTTTATCGTCAAAAGGTAACTTACTAATATCACAGCTCATATCAACTTTCCCTGTGTTGTTATATCTATCAATATTTATATAACCAGGTTTAATATCATTACCACAACCAAGATTGATCTTTATTTTTTCTTCTTCAGGTCTATCATCAATATAAGGATAATATTTTTTTATTTCATTGATAGTTAGTTCTAGTTGTAGTTGATCATTTGGAGCACCGCTTCCTACTATTAAATTATCATCAAAATCAATTATATGTAAATTACTTCCATTCAATATAAAATTATGAGACATAATATCTTTATTTGAATCATCCCATTTATAATCACCCAATATATTTCTAGTTTCTAATTTCTTTATAAGATGAGAAACATTTGGATAAATTCCATTTAAATTAATAAAGGTATGTAGATTAATTCCGGGAATCCAATCTAATACTTCTGTCTTTCTTGGATTTCTAAATTTCTTTGAGTTGAAATCTGATTCTACTATAGATTTAGATCCATCAACACCTCGATTCTTCAACCTATCAACATCTACATCCTTTCTGTCAAATAATTTTTCGTATTCGTAATAAGGCCACTCCAACTCTTCTTTTTTAGTTTTACACCAAACAATAGCACTATTTGTTTTACTTGTGTGACGTTCAAACTCCCCAAGTATCGTACCTTTTCTTCTTTTTATGTTTCCAATAAAGTAATCTAAGATCTCTGTTAAATTCTCTTGACCGCAAGATCCATAGTCGTCTGATGGAGGAGTTTCTACTATCAAATTATCCCCGAGTTTTCTAAAGACTTCACATGCTTCCGCAACCTCTTCAGTTTTAAAATGATGAATAATATTTAAAGCTAAAACAACATCAAAATGTTCACATTTACTAATCTCTTTTAATTTATGTAAATTCATTCTTGTTTGAAGAACA